TTCCAAAAACACTAGTACCACTTACAGTTCCAGAAAAAGCATAAGTGTCTGCTAGGTTCATTGACTCAGCTTGAATTTTGCTTATTGCCATTCTATGCTCCTATATATGCCACAGCACAAGCACCCCCAGTTAGAGTTGCTCCTCCTGTGGTCGTTATTCTTACAGTTGTTATTGTGGAAGATAGTGATTTATAACCAGCTGAATTTGAAACATAATCATTATTTCTTATTTGAGCATGATAAAACCATTTGTTTCCAGTTGTATTTATTAAATGAACAAATCCTGACACAGCATCACTTGGTGATGACATTAAATATATAAGACCCATGGAGGTGTTAGTTGCATGATTACCATCGCTAGCATGTCCACCCCCAACGTAAGCCACAGTATCAACATAACCACTCGTCTCTATTCCACCACTATCTCCTAATTGAAAACCAATACTCATATTAGTTGAACCACCGAATGTAAAATCTTCCAAACTGAAAAATATTTGTTTTGCTGTAGTTGGTACTGTAAAATCCTTAGTAGTTCCACTTGTGGTTGCTTGCTCTGTAATTTGATGTACGATTGGTAAGCTCGTAGCACCAGTACCACCATTAGCAACTGGCAATACACCAGTAACCTTTGATGTAAGGTTGACTGCATCATCAGCTATCTTTGCTGTACCTACAGAGCCGTCAGGAGGAACAGTCGTTTGAATAGCTTTGCCCAGGAATAAAACGTAGATGTCATCTGATGCTGATACTGTGTAACCTACAAAACTTAATATAGTACCATCTGTTGTATAAGACGTTGTTGGCTCTTGACGAACATTGTTAATATACAACGCAACATCTTCTGCATTTGCTACAGCATGACTAAGAGTAACCGACCCACCACTCGAACCAGTTAAATCTTGCTTAGTTAAACTTGTAAAGTCTGCTGATGGCTCATTTCCTATATATGGCATAATAAAATCCTATGTACTAATTTCTTGAACATAACTTACAATTACATCTAATGATGCTGCCGTATCTGTTTCAAAGAACAACCTATCGCCAGCTAAAACATTTAATCCAGAGTCATAAGTAAAAGCCGATCCACTTGGTATCGTCATGTTCTTTACAATGTGAAATTTAGTTTCATCAGCTGGATCATTGTCTGTATTTCCACTAAGTAGAAAAACTGAAACTGTAATTGCATTGGTTACAATATTTGCTAGACTTATCGTTTTTACAAAGTGAAACCCAGTAGGAAAGTTTGATCCATTTGGTATGTCATTAATACCAGTTCCTAACCCAGCTAGTTTTATCTGTTTAAAATTTTGTGCCATTAGTTACTCCTAATTAAAGTGCAATCGCCATAGCAATAGCAAAACCTTTTTCTGCAAAAGCGCTTGTGTCTGTAGCTTCTATAGTTGTCCATGCCGTGCCGTTGTAAAATCGTAAAGCCGTCAAGCTTGTTGAATAATAAATGTCTCCAGCTGATAACGTTCCACCAGCATTGGAATGACCAGTTTGTGCAGCTGAATCACTCGCATACGCTCCATAATATTTCTCATCAAACGTAGCTACAGTATTCGCTGCTTGCTCTGCATAATATTTAGCTGAATATAATCCAGTAGTGCCGACTGTTGTTGATGTGGAAAAACTATCTCCACCACCGACTGCCCAGTTCTTTGCCGAACCAGTAGTAACAACCGACCCACTAATAGCGTAGCCTTTTGCTGAATAATCCCCTGAAGAACCATCTACTTTTCCAGTTGTATACGCTGCCCATTCTTTAGCAGAACCCTTACCATTAGTTTTCATGGAATAAGAACCTGATCCACCAGTTGCCCAAGATTTAGCTGAATCGTCTGACGTTCCAGTTACTTCTGAATCCGTTTCTGTTGCATAATTCTGCGCTAAAACAGCGTTTGCTGGTGCGCTTCCTACTTGACCAGCTACAGCCGATACAGCTTGGACTTCAGTAGAAATGCCACTTACTGTAGATATCTCCGTTTTAATTCCATCAAGAGCAGATATTTCAGTAGTCAAACCATTTAAAGCCGTGATCTCTGTATTTAATCCAGCTAATGTGTTTATGTTTGTTTGCTCTGATGTACTTGGCTTTAGCGCTATCCATGCCGATCCTGAATAGGCAAGCATTTCATTGTTAGTCGTGTTCCAATAAAGCGCTCCAGTAAGAAGAGCATTACCATCATTGTCTAATGTTTGGTTAGACGCTTTTGCTCCTAAAAATCTATCATCAAATGTATCTAAAGCTAACTCGGCTGCCGTTTTTGCGTTTGATGCTGCCGTGGCAAATCCTGATGCGTTACTCGCAGATGTTGCAGCTGCTTGTTTAGAAGATTCGGTGGCTACGTTTGCTCCCCAAACGATAACATTCTCATTCCCTGACACAGACGGAGCGCTTGGGGGAGTAGCAAGCGTAAGTGTCGTTCCAGATAAACTATAGTCATCGTTTGGGTTACGAAGCGCACCATTCACGAATACAAGAAAATCAGTTGTCGATGAATATGTGTACGATAATGTAAATGCAGTCTGTGATCCAGTTCCCTCAAACTTGTCAACAGCTGAACCTGATGTGTTGATTGCAGCGTTAGCTAATAATATCCATTTACCAGCTGTTTGATCAGTCGCAAAAACAGTTCCTGATGTATGCGCAATAGTCGATAAATATGTAGCGTTATTAAAATTGACTAACGTTCCTACAGCATACGCATTAGACGCTGCCCAATCGCCTGATACTGTGTAACCAGACACACCGATTAAAGCTAAAGCATCTACGTCAAACGAGTTCTTATGCACCGACTGATTAGCCAGCTTCCCATCGTCCCTTTGCACCAATGCTATGTTTGCATTTAAATCAGATAAGTTTGTCTTAACGCTATTCATCTCATTGTCCACCTGAACACCTGGCAATGGGTCTGATGGAGAAGTCGTGGCAAAGTCGTTAAAGTTGTACTGTCTCGTATAAGGCGTTGGTTGTGCCATAGATTATGTACCCCACAATTCGTAATGTTGAATTTAGTTTATCCTTTTTTTCCACAACGTTCAAGTAGTTGAAAGATTGATTTTTTGGGAAAATTTGTATAGGAGTCCATGATAGTATGCCTGGCACTACGGCGTACACCCCTAGGGGGTGGTCAGACCTTTTAAATGCGTGAAAAAATCGTCAATTAGTTCATAGTAAACCATTTAAACCTATTGCATAGCCTACGTTTGCCATGCTTGTTGCGTTGTTAATTGATTGGCTTGGCTACTTTTGATCTTTGTTCTTCCCAATTATCTATTAATCTCCCAAGCTGATCAGGCGTTAGTTCAGATAAATCTTTTCCATCAGAACTATCAATTGCATGCTTTCCAATATCTCCAGCAAGTTCAAGAGCCGTTCGGCTTGCTGAAACTCTTGCTGATGCTGGTGCGTCCACATCTTGCATAATATCCTTTAAAGTATTTACGGCAATAATGGACAAGTCAGTTGAATACAGTCTGCGTCTTTCTTGCTGGATAAGCAATATAACAGACGGATTCCTTGTAAGCTTGTAAGCCGTTTCTTTTGGATAGCTATAACCAGCAAGACGACAAGCTTCAGTAGGGTTCTTATTCTCGGCTACTAAGTATGAAACGAACGATTGCTGCTTAAATGTTAAATCACTTTTTTTAATGTCATTCATTACATCAATTCCTGATTAATTTAAAAAATACATTTTAATTTAAAATAGTGTTGATTTAAATGCAGTAATAAATTACGATATTTATAATAGTTGATCAACAATATCAACATAATCAAAATGGAGCGACAAACATGAATAATAATTTAAAAAACTTAATACCAATATCAATAATGGTTTCAATAGTTATTTGCTTTGTAATCATGAAAAACCTAGTTCAAGAATTTAATGAATATTATGGATATTATGATATTGGCTTTTTTATAATAGTTCAGTTCATTCTTACTTTTAACATTTACCTAACATTTAAATTAAATTCAGGAGGTAGATAATGAGCTGGTATCCACAAATAAAAGTAGATGGACGTTATAGAGTTTATAATAGTCAAGAGTATCCAGCTATTCAAATCAGATTCAGCGCAGACCCTAGACCAATAAACAAATTTTATATTTTGATTAATGGCCAAAGCTTTAAAAAAGATAATTCCCCTATT